TGCGAGACGGTATAGTCTCCGACTTTTTTAGTCTCTAACATTAGAGCCTGCTTTCGTTATTCCACATCAACAGCGGCATTTTCTAGTTCGTATAACGCGATAACCTTGTCGCCGTTCGTAAGAGCCGCGCCAAACGTTAGCCCGTCCGCATCTACGCTGTATTCGCTGGACGTGGCGGGCGTGGCGCTATAAGTGCATAGCGTGCCGTTTTTCGTCACTACAATTCCCGCACCAGCGTTGGCGGTGTATTTAAGATTTGCGTTAAAGTCTAGCGTTGTCTCTGTCGCTGTTACAGTCCACGCGGCGAAGTGAAGGCGATAATTAGATTGGTACTCAATCACCTCTGCGCTAGTGCAACCGTCATTAACCGCAGATAGCGCAACGCCGTATAAGTGTTTAGTCGCGGCTTGCGGCTGGACGAAGTAAGAATGATTTGCCTGTTCGCGGCTCATGCCTTTCGGCTTCGGCACAATGACGCTCTTTGGAAAAACGTATGTACTCCATGCGCGAGTGCCGCTGTTAGTTTTTGCCTGTGCATACACTAGCAGTGCAACCGTTGGCTCAGTGCCTTGTTGGCTTGTCTGCCATGCCACGCTGTTAATATCAGTCGCGGGATTGTGGACTGTGATATTCGTTAGCGCGGCAATGGTATCCGCATCGCTGCGAGATACTTCAAGCGTGCCGCTGGAAGCGTCTAAACTTGGCAGCGTGTCGCGCTGTAAGACGTAGTTATTGCCCGGGTGGGCTATGCTTTCGGGGTCAGGCGGTTCGTAGGTAAACGAAACGGGCCCGCCAACGGCGAGACCATCGTACGCCGTAGCATTAGTAGAATCAATTGAGCCGTCATCTTGGTCTAGCGCGTAAATACGCGCCGCGTTTAGACCAACAGAAAATATCTTTTTTGCTGGGGCTGTCATTATATAATCTCCTCAATAGTTATGTCACATTTGCAACCGTACCACCACGCGCCGCTACTTGCTGGATACTCGTACATTCCAAGTGCAATGCTTGCCGTAACTGTTATGCTGTTTGTGCTTGCGCCGTGCTTAATCTGAAATAGATTTGACAACGCCTCCGCGTAGTTCCCTGCGTAACTTACAAGAGACGGCGCTTGCGCGTTGAGACCAATATCTTGCGCGGCGGCGGCAAGTAGGAATAAATCTGTAAACGTCCATGCGGCGCGTGCGCCTGCTCCGCGTAAAATCTCAATGTTCGGACTTCCGCCGCGTCCTTGTCCAATCGGTAGCAGAACGCGGCACGGTAGCATGGCGGTTTGCACGCTTGCTGGAATTGCCGCCAGTCCGTAACACTTCGGAGTAACAGCCGCGCCGCTTTTGTCTGTGTAAGTCACAGTCATCGCTTCCACGTCCGCATAAATCGTTGGCAAAATTGATAGCATAACTATTCCATTTTTATATACGGCTTCAAAATTTGTAGCACGTCTTGCGGCAAGGTGGACGGCATAATTACAGTACCATCGCCAGCAAGCAACGGACGGTCTTGGTCGCCTTGCTGCGTGTCTTTTTGTCGGTACATCCACGCGGTAAGGCGGCGGGCGGCGGTCAAAATATCTTGTGGCGTATATAACAGCGTGGCAGTCACGCCGCTCACATCTGCGCCAGTTTGCTCCCATGTGAGCGTTGAGCCGCTTGCCGTGTCAAGCGTAAATTGACCGTCAAATGAAGCATCGCTTGCGCCAGCAATAAGCACGTCAGATTTTTTTATCAGGTTGCCGCTATAACTCACAGTAACTATATTGCTTGCGCGTGAGAGCGTAACCTGTTGCCGCTCCATAAACGACCAATAGCCAGTCACTGCGATTGCATTCTGCGCGTCCGTTTCGTACTCCCACGTTGCGGTGGATGACGTTTTAAGATTGAGCGCATAATACGGCGTATAGTTAGACGGTCTTGTCGAGACTTGCGCGGTTATGTCGGCGCTATCGCCATTGATAACGCTTGCTATATGAGACAAGTCTTCGTCAAGCCATAACTCTCCGCGCAGTATATTTTCTGACGGGTTGTAATAGCGCGTCTTATAATTCGACCAAAACTGCCTGCCGCATAGCGAATTAATCCGCGCTTCCGCAGATGCCAAAAGCGCGGTTAATAGTTCGTCATCGCTTGTTTGCAGTGACGTTAATCCAAGATAGGTTTTGATTTGGTCAAGTGTACAGTACATTGGATATACGGCGCGGGCTTCGCAGTTACGCTATACCCGCGCCGTTCTTATTTTTAGGCGGCAGTGTTCAAGTAAAGCAGCGCTTCGCTTTGTAGTACGCCGAATCCTCGGAATACGTTGGCGAAAATTCCGACTTGACCATTAGCCATATATAAATACGGATTGCGCTGCACGAGCATTCCCGGACGTTCGATAACGCCGAAGAAATTCCAGTTACCATAGAACACTGGCTTTTTGCTTGCGGCGATTGCGTCTAAATCATCGGCGACCCAAGCGGGTCGGTTGAATAAACCATCGAACGAATAATAGTTAGTTCCGAACACGCCTTTGAGATACCAAAGGCTTGCGTTCCTTGCCAGCCAGCCGACTTGTCCTGTCACATCGTAGCCGTTGCCTAACGCGCCTGCAACGCTTGCGAGTTCGGGGATAGTGATAGCAGTCGCGCTTGCGGTAGTAACGCCGCTGGAAGTCGCGCCATTGACAAGGACGGTGGTCGCAGCGGCATTTTCAGTCGCGGCTTCCGCACGGGCGAGAGCGTCAGTCAGGAACGCGTCAAAGTTAGTGCCTTCGTAGTTCACAAACTCTTCGCTTGCCTTAATGAGTTTCGTGTACTTCGTCAGCGTTAAATCAACTTGATTCACGGTCGGTTCATTTTCGTCATACGCTGCGGCTTCGGCGGTGGACACAAACGCGGTCATGCTTGCGTTCTCCACTGGCACGAGCAAATGGTCGGCGGGTGTTACAAACTTGCTGGTAGGCGCTTGACGCACCCACGACATATTGTCGCGCTTCGCTACGATTTGCTGGTAGAGCGGGTCAGGCACAAGGTAGCCGCCAGTCGCGCCAGCGCCGATTGCCATTGCCGCTTTCCATTCAGCGTTCGGTTGGATTAAGCCGCCGTTCGCTTGCCCTGTCTTAATCCAATGTTTGAACGCGGGTACAGCGTCCTTCTCTTCGCTAAATCCGAGTTCCGTATTTTTATTAAATGCGGGGGCTTTGCGTTCGGCAAGTTCTTTGACTGCGCGGTTATACGCGGCTTCCTCCGCCGCTTTGATTTCAGCATCGCGGTTTTTCTGCGCTAACATTTCGGCATCGCGGGCTGCCAGCGCATCGGCTACTGCCTGCGCTGCAATGGATTTGACATCTAGTTCGTCTGACATTTTATTATTCTCCATAACGGGTTGTCCGCTTTCAAAAAGTGATTTGATTTCTTGCACGCGGTTGCTCGTGCGCGGCTCTGCGGGAGTCGGCGTGAGCGAAGCGTCAAGTCCTAACTTCCATTTTGTAATCTCAAAAACATCACGCGAGATTTGCTTACGGTCTACTAAATGCGGAGCAGTGCCGCTTGACCATGACAACTTTCCAGCGGCGGCGAGTTCTGCGATTTCGCGCTCGTATTCATTCCGCGCCTGTAAGACGACCTCTGCGAAAATTCCAACGTCATCACGCGTTAATTTCGCCTCGCCTAACTCGCCCTTGTATTGCACGCGCTTGTTGCCGTAACGCACTGGCGCTCTATGATTGAACCAAGCCAGAGACTTTTCAGCGTTTCCAAAGTCGGTCTCTTGCGTGAAGTAGTCGCCAACCAAGTCAGGCGTGCTTGCGTTTCCAAAACGCACAAGATAGCCGCCGACTTTGACGCTACCATCTTCTTGCGGCACAGCCTTCACCGCCTCGCCGATTACAAAAACATCGTCCATTGCACCTCCGTTTTACAACAAAAAAAGCGCATACAATCCAAACGGACTGTACGCGCTTTCGCTTTTGCGTTTGCTCCTTCGCTTCTAGGCTTCGCCTCTATGAGCGGGTAGGATATTTACTTAACTAACTATACCATATTTTCATCCGCGTTGTCTATCTCTTCCAATACAACAGCCTCGAAGCGCGGATAATACTCCTCTAATATTTCATCGCCCGTGAGCCAGCCATGCTCCGCCGCCCATGACGCACGCTGCGATTGGTCATACAAAAACGGCGCATAAGAGACGGCTGTCCAGATAGACGCGCTTGTCTCATTGTCCTCAATTTGCCAAGACTTTTGCAAACGCTCCGAAGTGTTTCGTCCAGTTACTACGCCGTCCTTCCGCCTGTACCGCGTGCCGAAGTGCCGCTGATACCATCTTTGCCGTGACGGACTATTCCACGCGCCTTCCTCTGGATACACGGCGGCGCGGTCTAGTAACTCTTGCGCTGCGCGGGCTAATATCGCTCTCTTTACAGTCGGCGAGGCAAGGCTGTCAATTATTTTCTGTAACTTTTCGCTCGGCTTTATTTTCATTTCGCCAACTCCACAACTGTTTGGCAGCGGCAATGCGGATGAGCAGGCGGACGCTGTAAACGCTCTCCCCAACTTTGCCCGTTCCATCCGCCGCGTGATGACGTTATAGGTTGGTCTTTTAGTTTATGGTCGGCGGGTGCGCAAACTGGACAAACCTTTTCATCTTCGGCGGTCAGCCATCTTATTTGAGTCTTCAAGCCTTGCTCATTTAGCCGCGCCGATAATTCATCCGCAAACAGCGATTCGGCGCGTGTCAGTTCTGTTACGGCGATTTGCTCGGCGTGTCCTTCGCTAAACCTTACGGCAAGCCGTGACAGCAGTTCATCGCCGACTATTCCAGCCAGTAGTAACGCTTCATAAGTTCTTTTCGTTTTATCAGTCACGCTTTGCGCTACCGAATTAATCGTATTAGTGACATTCGCTTCTATTCGCGCCGCCGCGTCATTGCTATCTATAATTGACGCTAAATCGCTGTAATTAGACAAGCCAGTCTCTACCTGCGCCCGAATCGGTTCTGCGATTGCAACCCGTAGAGCGTCATAATAACGTTGCCAAAAGTCAGCGTCAATTTTTCCGCCGCCGTTCTCTATTTCGGCAAAAAAAGTATTTTCCACTTTGCGAATTGCACGCGCAAGTACACGCTCTAATACATCACGCGAGGTGGGCGCGGACTTCCGCGCTATGAGACGCTGGCGCAGCGGTAAATAATCCGTGACGCTCGGATAATGCGAAACGGCAAAATTAAGTTTTACGCTACTCATTCTCAATCGCCCGCGCTAATCGTATAACTGGCAACTCCTCCGCCGCGCTTGCGAACACTAGCGCGATTGCCTCTTCCGTTTTTGCGTCCAATAAGCCAGCGCGGATTTTCAGCGCAAGCGCGTCAGGTATGCTTTTTGTTTCAAATTGACGCTTGCGCTTTTTGTCCAATTGCCGCTCCGCGAAGTTCTGCCACTTCATCATTTCACCTGCGATTGCATCATACTCCGCGCTGCTTGTCGCGCCATTGCCCTGTGGCTCTTGTTGCTGTTGGCTTGCGCTAACATCCGCAGAGCCGCCGCTTTTTTCGAGAGCCTGTATTGCCGCGACTTGTTCGGGCGCTAGGTCGTAACCTAATATATTCGCCGCGATAATTGAAGCGTCAGGCGCACTACTAAAAGACGCAGCAAGTATAGAGAGACTGCCCGCTTT